GTTGAAACAATCAGACTATTTGTCTAAAATGAAAACGGGGGGCTAGCCGGGGGGTCGGAGAAGATTGCCCTTGTGGGGATATGGGGTTCATAAAGGAAAGTCTGACTGTCCAGCGCCCGTCCGGCAACGATTATCCACTTGCAGTCAGATAGTATAACATCATTAAAATCTTGAGATAGCACGCCTCCGGGTCTGGCGTAGAGAAGTCCTCCGGGAATGAAGTTTGCACCCGGGATTTGGAATGCCGAACCATAGCCCACAGCGATAGTCACCGTGTTACCGGTGGTGACATCAGCTAAAGTTACACCGTCGATATACGGGTACACATCGTAGAAGAACGGTGGGGACAGAGACGGCCCCGGCGTCACACCCGTGGGGTCAACCGGTACGACTCCTCCCGAGCCGTCCACGTAGACCGCCGTCAACGCTGCCATGTCGGCATCCGCCGTCAATGTCTGAGTTCCTCCCGAGGTGGGCGAGGGTGGGGCAACCGGGGTATTGTCCGGTGTGTTCTGATAGATGACAGCACTAAACAGGCTGCCCGGTCCCACCTGTTGAGGAATAGACAACCCGTGGGTAGCAACCACCGTCAAAATATCACCCACGCTAAAATTGAAAGTCCCACTGAACGGCAGAATGAATGGACCTGTCTGACTGGTGGGTGAAGATTCAGTAATAATGGCAACTGGTGTCGGAGGAGACCCAGAAGCATATTGGGCATAAACGGTGACCGTCCTGACCCCGGCGTCCCCCGCTTCCCAGTTAAGTTGTCCCGTGACGGCATAAGCTCCCGGCGCTGTGATGGTGTAAACGGGTGGGCTGAGGGAGACGTACCCCGTCAGGTCGAAGTCCACTTGGTCAAACACCACTTCGGCCCCATAGACTCCCGTGGGGACGAGCGTGTAAGCAGCGTTTGACTCCACCTGAAATCCAAAGTTCTGTGCTCCCTGAATCTGCTGTTGCACCGTGGTGATGGCATCGGAGAATGCCTGCTGGATATTTGCCTTGTATGCCATGAGGCTGGCGGCGGATTGATTACAGGAGAGCATCGCCATCTGTACGGGGATGGTCTGCCCCTGTATGTCGGGCCGGGACAGATAGGCAACCGGGTCCAACGTTGTACCGTACCAGCCGGTCTGATTGGGGTCTTGCAAAGCACTCTGAGAGTAGGTAACGATAGGGGCGGTCGGAATGGGGAGGAGTGGGAAGCCCGGAGACCATGTCCGGCTGCGGGTGCTGGCGTCGGTCAGCACGGTGTTGTAATCAGTTGGGTTACCCAGTGGGTCAATAGCGGAGTCTAAGCTGGCGACGTAGGCACACACAAACCCGATGATGTAGGGGTCCTGCACGAGGAGTGTCCGGAGGTTGGCATTAAAGTCCCGCCAGAACTGCGTGAAGCGGTCCACCTGCTTGGCAATAGCGAACTGGTCGTAGGTGTAGCGATACTGCGGGTGGACACTCTGGTATTTCGTGTCAAGCTGGATACGAGTATCCGCTAACGAAATGACAGACAGGAGATTTTTACCGATTGAAGTAGGGAATGTACAGGAAACAGGGTAGTCAGCTTCCCCTTCTCCCAGTAAAATTGCGGTGGTTCCAGCAGCACTGGATGTGGGGATGGACTGATAATCCAAATCCGTTTGGGTGAAACTCCCAACGTAGTTATTATCCGCATACCCATCCCACGTAGTGTTTCTAACATATCCGAGCACGGCGGCTTCGACATAAGACAATCTCCAAAGGGTGTTACCCTGTGTCTCCGTGAGTACCGGGGGCGAGCCTGCGGGGTTCAAGAGAAGAATGAGGGGCAGGGCTGCCGGGCCGGAATTGAGCACATCTCCGGGCAATACTTGATTCCATGGAATGGGGTTGGCGGCAAGATAATCCACGGACGGCTGAACAAAAGTTTGATACGCCGCCTCGAAGTTGGTCAACCACTGACCGGCACGCCCATTCCGAGTACTGCTAAGATAGAATACCCATGCGCTGGTAAGATTGGGGTCAAAGTTGCTGTCCACCACATTCCCCAAAGTCACATAACGGGTGAGGTCCTGACGAAGGGTCGCTTGCCGCACGGGAAGGTTGGGGCTGCTGTAATCCGGGTCGGTCGGCTCGATAACATCACCCGCCAAGGCGGGCAAGGTGCTGACAATGTTTGCCGCATAGGTCGCCGGGGGCATCTGATAGTCGCTGATGACCGTCGCCGGATTAGGTAAGCTGCCCTGCATTGATGATTGAGGATTGAAGTAATTAGGGTAGCTCTGGTCCGGGGTATAAATGGGAACATTCGTCGTGTTCTTCATCTGCTGGATGAACACTGGGTCGGAGAGATTGACTCCCGTGTTGGGAATGGCACCACCGAGGGGTGGAACAAACAGTGGTGTACCAAATGTAACCCCGCTGTAGGTCTGATTAGTGGTGGGGAAATTCCGCAGGATGTTGACATTTGGAACGTGCAATTGGCATTGCCCAAAAGCAAAGTTGGTATCGAAATTCGGGTGCGGAATAAAGCTCGCCAAGGGGAAGAACTTAAACCCGTTCCACTTCCAAATGGTATCGGAGAACAGGTTGGGGATGGCGGGTAGGTCCGGTAATGCCCAGTTGCAAATATCGTGAAGCATGGAGGCTATGGCGTTGAGGTTTGCCTGTACCATCTGGAGGATGTTCTGCTCCATGCTACTGAGGATGCCGATGTTCTTGGTAGCGGCACTAACGAGGCCAATAATCTCACTCTGAAACTGATTGACTTGCTGCATGAAAGTGATGATGTCATAGCCATATTTTATCGCCCGAGGTGGGTTGTCCAGCTTACCATCCGTCGCCAACTTAACTTGGTTGAATGCTTGTTGAATGTGCTTTTGGATGATATCCCGTTTCTCCATCATCCAGTTGTTGGCATCGGTGACAGACTTCTCCAACTGCCGCCCATCTTCAAGAGACTTGTGGTAGAAGTTCTCAATCTTCGGGTCACCGAAGGGTTTGAACCTTTGTACCGCCCCTTGGGCCTTGATGGGCCACGTTTGGGCTTGTTGCAGCGTTGATGTGAAAGGTGCTCCCATTATCCTGTTGACACCGTATCGTTGACTCCCGAGATGTAGCTTCCCTGATTATGCACAATATCAGGAGCCTCGGTCGTGTGGCGGGCTAGTGCCGCCTCAATAATTCTTTGAGCAGTCTGAACATGCTCAGTCATTGTCACGCCCCGGAACTGGGCGCACTCCAACGTGTAAGTACCGGTTACGTGTTGGTGCATGTTACCGTAAACCATCATATCCACGTCACCGTTGATTTCCAGCCTGAGTCCCTTCTTAGCGGAGCTTTGACCAATGGTGAGTTCCACCCCGCCTGCCAAGGCCCCGGTAAGTGACCTGCCTTGCTTATCCGCTCCAGTTGCTATGACGATTCCGCCATCCAAATCCAACAAGAGGGATTGCCCGGAGTTCTTGTTGGCACCAATGCGGAGGAGGACATCCCGGACAGCGTGGAGGTCCAAGGACTGTCCATGAGCGTCCATTCCATTGGGAACAGGGTTACCCAGCCAAGAGTTGTAGGGCACCATGGGCATACCGTTGTTGCCGGTCGGTGCTCCTGCGGTGGTCAAATCATGGAATTGGAAAGTCGCATCTCCGCTGGGCGTATACATAGGCCGTCCGGGGCTGTGCGAGTTAACAACCGTGGGGTCAAACTGCTTGCCGGGTCCATCCGAATACCCGTTAATGATGTGCTTCCGCTTTACTCCGTCGTTGTCCCGGCGTGCCCCCAGCCGGACCACCACCGCTCCGTCTGTAGCCATGCGCAGACTGATGGCTTCCGCCGCCAGTTTATTGGTCAGCGTACCGCAGTCACCGATGCCCTGCAATTTACGATGGGCAGCGTCCCAGTACTGGAGGGTCCGATTCTGTACGGCGTCCTGACTGCCTCGTATCTGCGTCTGCACGCTTCTCCCGGAGTTGGGGAGCGTGGTATCGTCACATCCGAGTCGTAGGATAGATTGTCCGAGAGCTTGGAGGTCAATGGCGTCCTCTTCGTCACGGTTCTTTCCTACGACTAGCTTTAATGAGCCTACAAGGTGCCCCTCAACGCTCCGACCGGCCCCGTGAGGGTACTCGTAGCCATTGAGCGGTTGAAATTGATTATTCTCCTTGGGCAGAGAGCTTCCCACCTCGAAGATGAGCATCCCCTCCTTGGTTACATCCCAGCGGGTGGTGTTATACTCGGTGGGGAACCGGGTGGAATAACAACTGGCGGCGGCACGGGCCTCGATATGGTCGGTGCTGTCCACTACGGGATTGTACCCGCTCTCAAAATTGGCTCCAAACCGTCCGCCGCCATTGGGAGCGGCATTGGTAGTTAGTTCTGAAAGAACCGGCTTGAGAACCTGACCGTAGGTGCTGTCGTCAAACAGGTTGTATCCTACCAACGTCCCCTCGCTGTGTTCCACGATAAATCCTTTGCGGGCAGGTGTGGGACCTTCATTCAAGGTGGGACCAATCAACCCCTTGTTGGTGGAGTCAGTGGGGTGGTCGAAGTCCTGATTGGCAAAATAGGTCTCATTGTCAACTTGGAACTTTCCTTGTGTCTTGACGGTGGTGCGTATCCACGGATTAGCCGTGGTGCCGAGGATGTTATCCAGAAGGTCAGTCTGCAACACTTCGGGGGGCAACGGATAATCAAGAGCAAATTCCTGCACACGGGTGGTATTTTCGGTGTAAGCGGTCACATCCTGCTGACCGCTGAGATAACGGGAGGACAGAGGAACTTCCGGCTGTAGAAAGAGGGAGTAGTCCCGAGTTCCGTCCGGTAGAATGGTGGGATTGGGGATATTGTTGGCAGCCGGGCGCACGGCAGGCCCCTCGAAGCTTAGCCCGGCATCGGAATAACGCACATGACGAGAGGTGACGGTACTCCATGTTCGACTGTAGGGATTGACACTTTCCCGGTCGAATCCCCCGGTTGCCTTATCCCAGCCGGGGTTTATTCGTTCTGTATATCCTTGTGAAAAGGCCGCTGTTCTTTCTCCGGGATAAGCTTTACGGTAATTACCCCGTTTACGTTCATCTCGTCCAGCGACCCCCTCCACCTCTCGCATGGCAATAGCGTCCTTGGCCCGAGCGATATGAGACATCGCCCAAGTAAGGATTGCCATCTGAGTATGACCTCCCATATAGAAAAGTGGAACCGCCAGACAGGTTGCCCCCTTTTCGGGCATTTGCAAATCAGTGGATTCGTAGGAACTATAAGAACAGGGAATGACCGCTACCTCATTGTAAACCTGCTTGGTACGAAAATCCTCAATGGTGCATATCTGCCGTTCATAATCCACGGTCTGAACTGTAGCGAGAAAGACCTGAAATTGCTCCGTCAATTTAGTGGGAGCACTCGGTGGGTCTTTGTACATGTGCGTATTACTGGTCGGGAGCGCCATGTTAACTATTACCTCCATTCAAAGCGTTTTTCAAGAAGGAGGGTAATGAAGGAGCGGGGGGTGATGGCGTGGTTGGGTTTGTTCCTTTAAGCTGCTTAATGGTTTGTACATTGGATGAGGAAATTCCACCTGTAAGGAAAACCCCCACCGTGCTCTTGATATCGTTAAGGGCGGAAGTTCCAATTTCCACCTGTTGCTGCAAGTCAGGTTGGAGATTTTGAGTAAGACTCTTGTCTGTACCGGGTTGACCGGGTTGCGGGGTTACAAGCTCAATAACGGAGTCTGCGGTAACGGAGTCATACATTATATCAATAGATTGAGAAGCCTGAGAAGTTCCGGGTTGATTTCCGTTGAGCGGAGTGAGGTCGCCCGACTGTAATTGTCCCACAATACTGGGGTCACTCGGGTTAGTTACACCCGCAAACAGGAAAGCATTTACACTATCCACGGCTTTGGCACGGAAAGTCAAAGCGGAGTTATCAGTCAAAATCCCTAAGCGACTTTCACGAAAAGCATCAGTTAGAGAAACCCATCTTCCCCACGGAAAGGGAGATATTACCTCATACCCCTGCTCATCCGTGTAGGGCTGGGTATTGAGAACCTTCTGATAATAGACGGAGTTGATGCCGTTGTTCAACCAATAATTGGCGGAAAAGAACGGGCTGCCAACCGTCATGGCACCAGTTCCACCTTGTTTGGCGGTCTCTCCCGTTTCCGGGTTAGTGGGCAAAGTGTTATACATGTCGGCATCTATTACAGTCGCCTTGTCATTCTGTAGCCTGAAACACTCGCTAGTGGTATCAAAACGAGTGGCCCAAAGATTACCTATCGTCTCCTTCCGCTGTTTAATGTAAGCCCATTCATCTTGCGAGAAAGGCACATTGTCAGGCTGACGGACACTTCCTTGATTTCCCGCCTGTACCAATGCCGGATTCTTTGAGGGATTACCGCCCGGAGTAGCACCGGAAGAAGCCACTGAAACAAATTGTGAAGCCCAACCGGGAGGATTGACTACGGGTGTGTTTGCATCCGGGGGTTTCGTCCACTGATAAACAAGATTCGGCTGACTGGTATAGGAGGTTACCGTCTTGGTTCCGATGGTCTTGGTGGAAGGAATGAGAGGCCGCTTTCGGACAGTATCCAGAGTTATCTGCATATTGGCGGCTTGTCCCTGTTGATAGGTGATGCTCACTTGTTTGATGTACCCATACATATCCTTGTGAGGAAAATACATGGGGAATCCGAGGTGGATTTCCGGGCGCATGGGTATGGTAATGGTGTAGGTGCGATAAGCACGATTTGCCCGGTTGAGTTCCGAAGCGGCGTAAGCATACAGATTGACGAGATGGTTAGACTGAATGAAAGGAAGCTGTCGGGCTGGTTCTTCCCTCAAACCGAACTTAGAGAGTTTCGCTATGTCGATGTGGTCTACAACTGGTTTGAGGATTCCACCCTCGGAATCAAAATGGAAGTTGGTAAGCCAGTCCCCTTGAATAGACATACGAGTGCAACGAATGCTATGCTCGTCTTCGGTCTCTGATTCACTCTCTATCTCACTCAAATGGACGACGAAGGGGTTGGTATTCTGAGTAAAATAATCAGCGGCATCGGGAAGTTGAGCATTGGGGTTAGTAATCCCTATATTGGTAACATCCAAATTGTAATAAGGGGGCTTAAATATAATAGCCCCGTCCAAATCCTGAAACCCCTCATAGAGAAGCAAATTCACCACGGTACGCAGGCGCTCCAACCGAGAAGTAATCTTTCCATCATTGAGTTTTATGGAGTCCACCGACATATCGGGAAGATACTTACGCATGACATTGATGTACATGTTCTTGTCATTACGAGTGGTGCCGGGGGACTGTACCGCCAATCGGGCGCTGCGTGCTCCCATCATATCCGGGTCCATGCTGCCCACAGCGTCTTCCGGTTCTTTGCTGAGAACGTTGGTGATGATGTTGGGGTCATCTTCCGTAATCACGGGAGAATTCTTCATGTCGTAGCCAAGGATACGGACATCCTTGACGAGATTAACGAGTTTTGTCTGCCAGCGTATGATGTAGTTTTGCTTTATCGCCTTTCCCCAATCAGAGGGGTTATTTTGTTCGGCATTGATAGCCCCTTGGTCTAAAGCGTTGAGTTGAAATCCGGCTGGAGTAACCGAACGCAAAAACATATCGGCAAGCTGCTTGTAGGGGTCCATGGATGCGAGGTTGTTCTTATAAGGGGTGATGTAGTCCATGGAGGCATTGCTAATGAGGGCTGCCGCAAGGTCAATCTGCATGAGTTCAAGAAAGCGGAGCGTCCCTAAACAGCTAATATTGATTTGTAGATTGGTTCCGGTGTCGCTATACCCGATATTGGAAATCATCCCCTTGAAAATACGGTAATACATGGTGTTTCCACGGGGGGAAGGAAAATACCCCTTGCCAAAAACCTGAACCTCCATCATGGTTTCAAGGATGTTGTTACCACCTGACGGGGCCTGAAATAGCCGCTTGAAGTTGTTAGGGACGAACATTGAGATAGACGCTGAAGGGATGAGATTGTCGATATCATAAGAAGCGGAAAATGAGTCGATGAAGTCGTTGAAGTTGACAATCGTGTAGCTTCCATCCGATTGATTTGAAGCATCTTGTGAGTTTATGTAGGGGTTAATTAAGTAGGGGCGACCCTCAATATACACAACGATGTCCGGGGCGGTCTTTATTATTTCCCGCTCACCCACCGTTTGCATGATGTTTCGGATAAGGTTCGCCATGCGTCTCCTAGTTACTCCCCGTCGTGCCAAAGACTAAGCTGCGCATATTAGGATTTCCCGCTGCATTAGGGACCGCCGCCGAGGAGGGGAACAGCGCCACATTAAGGGTATCCATATACGTGCCGCTCTGAATTGCCGGTGAAACGGGATTGATGCTCTTGAAGAGATTGGTGTTGTTTATCAAATTGGACACCACTCCCTCAGTATTTACCCCCGTAGTCAGGGGAACACCATTCTGTGTACCCGCAGGCGGTGGTGCGGGTGTTTCCGTAGCCGTATACGCTCCATAAGAGTGCCCCCGCTGAATATTTGAGGGCTGACTATTGATATAGGGAGATGACGGTCGGAATCGCTCTCTCCATGAGAGAAAGCTAAAATGAAACTCCGCTCGGAAAGGATGGTCAGCATCTAAGGTATATCCAAAATCCTGAAACATCCCATTCCACACGAAGTTACCCACAATGAGTTGAACATCCTGATGCTTTTTTATGCGTCTACGGGTGTATCCGGGGGCTAGGGGTCCCTCATTTGCCTCTTCCCCCTCAAAAAAGTAGCCGTTGTTCTCAAAAAACATCACAAGCTGTTGGAGGTTACGCCAAGACTCGGTAAAGTAGTAATACCCATCCGTTAGACCATAAGTCCAATACTGACCGGGGGTGTGACCGGTCATGGAGATGGTGGAGAGGCTCTCCCCCCACACACCATACTGCCAGCCGCCCCGAGCAAAGGATTGAGCATCTTCCGTACTCCGAGAAACCTGCGCCGTCTGAGGGTTGATGAGAAATCGGTACTCAGCGGTCAAAGCGGGGTTTGCCACTCCGTTAGAATTAAATCCCCGATGTGGTATGCGAATAACCACGTAATCCACAAACGGTTTGTTCGCCGCCGTGACATAAGAATCCTTGGTGGAAGGGAGATTCTTTTCATTTTGTATGTTAAGCGCCGATTCAAGGGAAATCCTAGCCGAGGAACTTTCGGGAATAAAGCGCTTTTCCGCCCGTATTGGTAACAGCATTGAGGGCGTGGGAGAAGCCTTGGGGGTGATGGCATGAATGTCACTCATGTCATTGATATCACCCTTTGCTTGCTCGGGGATAGCGCTTCCTCTCACGGTTATAGAAGTGGGGGGAATGCTCGGTGTTGGAGTGGTTCCCATTTTAAGTTGAAGGGTTAAACACAAACCCCAGTGTCCTTTCTACCTGAAAAACAAAACTGAAAGTCCATTGAAATGGACTTGCCGCATCTTGAGTCCAGTTTAGGCTCTTGAAGTATCCCATATAGGTGGTGCCCTTAAACTTCATAAGCACCGACCCCCGGCTCATCACATCATTAAGCCGCCCATTGAGCTGTGTGGCGGTGATAGCAAGTTCGGGAGACCAAGCGTCGATATCCACCTGCTCTTTAGCCTGCCCTTTACCAGAACCCGCCTCTGCCTCAAAATCCTTATTGTAGAACCACCGAATTCCATTCATCTTGAACAAAGAAAGAAACTCCACAAAGGCATCCTGTGCCGCAACCCTGAAAGCTTCTTGTGGGTTGGAAGTTCCGGTCTTTTGAGCAATAAGGTTATTAATCGTGTTGTTGGGTAAAGTTCCCGTGGGTGAGATTGTACTGTCTATTATTTCGCTTCCCGTGCCAGAAGCATTGAAGCCTGAAAGCAGAAGAGCCAAGGTATCAGAGCCGGGGTCCGCTGTACTGAAAAAATCGGTAAGCCCAAACTGATTCATGAAGACGCCGGTAGTGCATTGTCCCTCTATCATGTCCGGCTGCATCCCCCACATCGTGATATGCCATCCGGTGCGAGTTCGCTGTGGCCTCATGACATGCTTAGAGTTAATGTTGAAGCTTTTCATGCTGGCATTAAGCTGAACTTGCAAGGGTGGATACTGGTTAGCCGAGGTCGCCCCCGCAGGAGAAACAGGGAGATAAACATCCTGACGGTCATGCAACAGCACCTCGAACACCACGGGAGTTATGGAGTTTCTCACCTTGGGATTCCCAGTGACTAAGCTCATATCGGAATACCATGGGGTATTATCCAGATTGGTGTTAATAATGGCATCCGGGAAGAGTGAAGTGTAGTCAATAGTGGGTGAGTCCAGAAGAAGCGGGTTGTAAGATGCAGCGGTCTTCAAAAGTGGGGCGTCTTGAGACCCATCCGACCGGGGGGTAGAGGGGTTGTTACCTCCCTGTGGGTTAGCGGTGATTTGAGACGAGTACCGGGCTACCGTGTCTATGAGACTTTGAGCATAGGGACTATTGAGACCGGCGTACCGATGTAGCGCCTCCTGCGGGTCGTTATTGGAAGCCCGCAGGCATTGAGCATAGAATTGGGTTGCCACTTGAATGTTGTATGCCGGGTCCGTGAGGAGTTGATTGGTGCTGACTGGTTGCCCATTCACCTTCAGGGAATCCACATTTCTGGTGTTGATTTGGCATAACCCATAGTCGGTACTAACACCGAGAGCTTTTCCGTTTTGGTTGATGGCATTGACATAAAAGGAGGACTCGTGGGAGGCGATTCCTACCAGAATGTTGGGGTCTATGTTAGTGCCATTCTGATTATTATACTGAGTCACAACACTGTAAGCGGTGTCGTTGACCTGCTGCTCCGTAAGTTGTACTGGGGGTCCTTGGGTAGCCATAGGTTATTGACCCCCGATACCTGGAATTTTTATGTTCGCTCCTAGCGTCGGATTAGCCAGCATATGGGCAAAGTCCTTCGCAGGGTTACCTGTAGATACGGTGGAGGTTTCGTGTGCTCCTCCGGGGAAAGTAGAGGGCAGGGTAACATTAGGGCTGAATCCCTGAGCGATTTTGGTGGACGCATCGACTATAATGGGAGCATTACCGGCTGCTTTATTGGCTGTTCCCGTCGTAACTTGTGCATTTACCCCCCCAGCAGCGACACCCGGTCCGGCTGCGGGAGGGATATCAGTGGTTCCACGATAGTAACCCTGTTTTATCATTACTTCTTCACGCAAGCGCTTTTCCATGTCATAATACCCGGTAACATCATTTCCCGTAGCTATACCCCTTGACTTGACGGTGTTGATGGTGTTCTGCATAGCGGTAACAGTGTTAACTAAATTCTGTCTCTGTCCCTGAAACCCTGAGAGATTCAGCAGGTCGTTCTTGATTTTATCTGGTCCGGCCTTCTTGTCTTGGTCTTCCTTAAGCTGTTGTTGAGCGGCGATGATATACTTATCAAGAGTCTTGATTTCCTCCTGCCCCTTATCCATATCACCCTGAATGGTTCCGGGTCCTGTGGCAATAATTTTCGCCTGTATATCGGCGATATCTTCGGCTTTAGGCATAGTGTTCCCGCCGAAGAAGTCAAGTATTTTGGTGAGAGTGCCATAAACGAGGTTAATCAAAATCTGAGTAATCTGCTTGAGGTAGTCATCGGTGGTGGTCAAAGCCTCACCAAGACTTTTCTTCATAGTGTCGCTAAGTTCCTCACCCTGTTTCTTGGCGGAGTCGGCAAAGACTTTCGCCATAGCTCCACCTGCCTCAAAGTTCGAAGAGAACGTCTCCCAGTCCCCGGCTAACCCCTCCATAGCCTTCTGTTGTTCACTGGCGCTACCCTTCAAATCCTTCATGACATCTTCACGTGTGGCTGTGGGCTTTAACCCAAGGTAACCCGCAATTTTCTTGTAGGTATGGTCATCTACATTCCCTGTTCCCATCATGGCTTCGTTGATACGAGCGCCAGATGCCGCCAGTTGAAGGGTTCGCAACTTAGGGATGTCCTCGGGGTTGAGTTGAAATGCTGTGGCAAATTTATTTATTTCCATCGACCGCTTAACTACTTCCTCAGGATGGAGAATGAACTTGCTCATTGCCTCATTCACATTCTTACCCACGCCCGCCTTCATAAGAGTCTGTTGGAGCTTTGTGATGTTCATAGCGGCGGTCATCGCCGGGCTTTGATTGGGAGCAAAAGCAAATTCCAAAGCGTTGCGGGTAGTGGGGTTCTTGACAAACAGGTTGGTCTGCTGTAGGGCCTGCTGACCGGCTGTTAACTGGTTGAGCGTAGCTCCCACTGCCTGCTTTTTAGTGGCGTCCCCCTTACCTTCGAGGTCACGGGCAGCGGCCATTGTAGCCATTCCCGCTGTGGTGGGATTAGACACCAAACTCTCCTTCGTGACACCGGACTGCCCTAATTTGGCCCTAGCTTGGTCTTCTGAGAAGCCAGCACTCTTATAGGCATCCAACAGGGCCTTGTAAGCATCGTCTGCCTGTTGCTCTACGTCCACACCTTGTGTGGCTTGGAGCATTTGCTGAGTGCCTCTGGTCATATGGAGCGCCATGAAAGCCCCCATCTCCGGGGTAGTCTTGGTGGTTATCATCGCTTTCATAGCGTCTTCCACCTGCTCCGAAGTGAGAAGCCCTGTGTGTCCCAGCATTCTCAGGGCGGAGGTGACATCATTTACACCCCGTGCCATATGGTCGAACTGCCCAGAGATGTCATCAAGAATTTGAATGTACTTGGTGGAGGTGATGCCTGCCGCTCGAATGTCGATGTTGAGCTTGTTGAAGAAAGCGTCCGTGCCTTCCAGCGACAGGTGGTATTGCTGGAGAAGCTTCATAATTTGTTCGGTAGCGGCGGTCTGGTCCAGTCCGGCTAATCTCGCTCCACCAAAAATGGTAGCGGCAATTCCCTCCCCCGGTCTACCTCCTGCTTTACCAATAATGTTTTGTTCCAGTCGATTGTTGGTTTCAGAGAGGTCGGCGACACTTACACCAAATTTGTTGATTGCCGCAGCGATATCAATGTTCTTCTCATAAGTCTGCCCATAGAGATTCATGCCGGGAGTCAGATTCATACGGACATTCTGAAACGCCGCTGCTCCCGAGGTACGCCCAGCAAATAATCCACTTTGTCCCAACTTGTCAAAGATTTGTTGATTGCTTTTAATCATACCATCAAAGGCATCTCGGAGCAAAGAGATAGCACCAATGAATATGCCTATCGGCCCCCCACCAGCAGCTTCTCCCAAAGCTCCCGCACCCATTTCCCCTGCACCTACTGCTGCCTCACCACCTCCTCCAACGGTAGCAGCGATACCCCCGGATGCTGTTGCGCCAATTCCTTCTTCGGCGGCTATACTTTTTGCCGCACTTTGTAAGGCCATGGCGGAAATCCGGGAACTTATCCCCGCACCCCTTCCACTGATTCCCCCCACCATCTCGGAAAGGTCTGCCTGTTTCATTCCCTTTACGACATTGGCACGCTCTTTAAGCTGTTGGAGTAAAGCGGGGTCCATTTTACTGATGGCATTCTTGGGTATCGTACCAGTCTTAGGGTCAATCAAACCGGCAAGGTCTTTCATGAATCCCGTAGCTTCATTGGGGCCTTTTTCCGCCTCGAAAGTGACCATCCGCTGTTTGAATACACCGGCACCCTTCACTAAATTATCTCTAGCCTGTTCCGCTGCTCTTCGTCCTCGGTCCATTGTGCTAGTAGCTTTATCCCATGCTCGCATAAATGGTTCGAGCATTCCAATTCCCATTGCTCCAAAAGTATCTCGAAAGGTATCTCCTAATGCCCTTGCGGGACGCCGTAACTTTTCAATTTTTTCACGAACGGTGTCTAAAACGGCTGTCACCCCCTCCAAGGACTTTCTCAACTCCTTGGCGGAGGTGTCATCAAAAGCGTCATGCATACTCTTGGTGGTATCTCTAGCCCGGTCGTTGATTTTCTTCAACTCATCGTTAATGAGTTTGAGAGCCTTGATGGCCTTTTCCCGGTCTGCGACGGAGTAGCTACCGCTGTTCTTCACGTCCTCCGCTACCTTCTTTATCTTCTCAAGCTCCTCCTGAACTTCCTTGAAGTTTTTCTTTTGAAGAACCTGCCCAGAGTTGATGGCGTGAACCATCTTGAGGACACCATCTAATCCCCGTTTTTGGTCTTCTACGTGGGTAACTAAAGCCTCGGCGGTGGTGTTGACCGTCCCAATACTCTCTTGCAGTTTAGCCATCAAGTCAACGAGTTGTTGTTCCTTGGCGACAATCAAATCCATCGTCCCGGATAAGGCTACAGTTGCCTTATTCAGGTTGTTGATGGAATCTTGCAAATCCTTCGGATTGTAGGGGGGTGCGGGCATCTATTAAGCCTTTTGCTCCTTTTCTACCGCCGCCCTTTCCTCAGCAGACAACTGGGCTTCTAGGCTCTTTGCTACGGTGTCTTCAATTACTTCCTTGCTGGCATCGTGGATTTCCTTCAAAGCGGCCTCGAAAAACCGGCGCTCCACCTCGGTCATCAGTGTGCTTTGCGGAAAGTTCTTCTGCATACGCTTTTCGATGTTGTCGGTGTGAACCATGAGAATCTTCCAAAGCGTCTGGAGGACCTCCTGTCCCCATCCGAGGAAAATGTTCCGCAGGACGACCTGCACATCCGATTTTTCATTGGTGGTGGGGTCTATCAGTATCCGCTGCTCTTCCATGAGGTTGCGAATGCTGATGCCGTTAATCCACGTCACCGCTCGGGATAGTATCTCACACCGGATGCGCTGAACCCAAGCATACCCCTTAAGCTCCTCACAAGCAAGAAGTGCTTTCATCTCTTGGTCAGTGGGAATATTGGCAATTCTGAGACATACTGTCTTCCCAGATGCCTCAAAATTAAGGATTTCCTCGTTTTCTTCAATTCCGAACCCCTTAAGACCTAAAATTACCTCATCAAGGGACTTAGGGGCCTCAACAACCACCCCGGTTCCCGGCTTTGTCTTTGAACTCATAATTCCTCCCTAATTAATCGGGTGACAGTCAGTTATCTGAAAATGACCACAAGAATTTTGGAAATTGAGGGCCGAATCGTGGTATACTGGAAGTGGAGGAAACTTGTATGGATGAAAGTTCGGAAGACAAAATGCTACGAGTGGCTCAAGGGCAGCGGGATTACCTAATATCCCTAGACGCCTATTACTCTCTTAAAGCTAAAGGAGTGAATCCACCCCTCTACCCATCAAGACCAAACTATGGTAGTGAGGGAACCGGTGGTGGTATCACCGAGACTATACTCGGACTCGGATTTTTCACGGGAGTTGGGGGAACATTAGGTTTAGGGGCATGGGTAGTCGTCTGTTCAATCATGGGTTGGCATTGTTGGCCTATGCCTTATTAAACCCCCGGCTACTCCTGTTGATAATGGAGGATGCGTATGGATGAAACAGCGGACGACAGGTTATCGCAACTACATCGGGCAGAAAGGGATTATTTAATCTCTTTGGATGCCTACCATTCCCTTAAAGCAAAGGGAGTGAACCCCCCATTTTACCCCGCTGGTCCAAACTACAATGGTGGGGGTAGATTGGGGTGGTCATGTACCCTCGCCCTATTCCTGATTTTAGTGGGTGGGATAATACTGTACCCAAGTTATGTTGGTATTTCATTTCTATCCATGTTTTTTCCCAATGTACCCGTATCGACATGGATTCTTATGTTTACGGCGATTTTTGTTCTAACAATTGCATGGTTTATCCACAAGCTATAACTAATCCTGTTGGTAGCGCCGAATCTTTTCCCTCACGTCTCCGGGGAGTGGATTTGCACCCTCTCTGGTAACGGGGGTCGGGGTAATTCTCCCCTTCTGCAAGTCCCTCTCCCTCTTTGTAACCTCTTCCTCCGTTTCGATACGGATGGTTTCCTTGTTGATTCCGATACCCCCACGCCGGGTGACCATTTGCTCAATCTCTCGCTTGCGTTGTTCGGCGGCATCCACCTGCTGCTTTTCAAATTTTGCCATGAGCTTCTCGTGGCGGTCGTTGGAAAGCATCCCATGAAATTCTTTGAGCATTCCCTCCTTGGTTTCCATGTTTTCCACGTGTGCCCACCCATCTTCAAGGCTGGTATCCACGGGGGCCGCTACTACATTCTCCCACGGCTCCAGAGCATCCACCCGCATCTTACGGGTTGCGTCTTTAAGCTCCGCCGCCAACCCATCTACAGACTTCCCCGCCCACGGGCGCATGATAAGCACAGCGTTCCATGACTCATCCAAGCGCTTCTTGGCCTGCTCCCGATAAGTGCAGAGCGAGGCCCATAAACGGGTATGATTCGAGGGGCACAAGACCCGCATAGTCTTACCATCCGGGAGGTTAATATTCCTAGTCTCGCAGGAGAAATAAGCACTGTGGCTATGCCAAAGCATTTCTGAGGTTCGGGTAGTGGAGAATGCCGATAGGTAAGGGAAGAGAGAGGCATCTCGGTCTCCCATTGCCAAAATAAGTTGGACAAGGCGATGAATCTCCAAGGAGGATAGAGACCCCAATTCTTCCTCATTAAGCGTTGTACTCAGCAATAGACACCTAAAGACAAACTCCAGACTATCCGGTATCCACCGCCTGAGGATGCGACGTTCGGTATCGTGAAAACCCCGCACCCACCCCCGCTGCTTGCCATCCACCATAAGAGGACGAATTCTTGCTCCTACACTGATAAGCTCATCACACGCCTCGGTAACTTTCTCCCGAACACCCTCTACATACTTGGTGGGTACCCGGTTGATTATACCCTCACCAAGTTTCCTAGCAATCTCCACCCCGAAAGTCATTTTACTTTCACCGGGTGAACCACCACCCACCCACCTTCCCGTGGGAGATGTACCAAGGACCGTTGGGGAGACATTCCCTCTAACCATGTGGTCCTCCGTCCGGGGTAGCCGCTGGAAATATCCGCTTTTCCTTACGAGCGGATTCCAATATTTTACGACTTAGTTCTGCCTCAGCGGCGACCTCCTCTTTCCCAAAACGGACTTCCATAGACTTGATAGCCTTGTCATGGGCTGTTTCCTCTTCCTCCCCATCATCAGAAATTCGATTCATAAAAGTGGAGGGTTGGGGGGCCTGATATAAATCCACGGTGGAAAATCGACTGGCAGGTGGTAGTGAACCCTTGTAGACCTTCCAAACCCTGGCGGCAATAGCCTCTGGAATGGCCGCAATTACCCGAATGGACTCTTTCAAAGATTGGGGCTTAATCCCAGAGACTTCGGCAAGAGCGGTTGATAGGACTGTGCGCAGGGGGTCTTCTCCCTTACCAATATGGATAGCCATTTCTTCTCTCCATGTGAGTTTTTTGAACCGGAACTTGTAGCGCAGTAGTTCCACATCCACAAAGTTGGAGTCAGTCATTTCTATACCCATATGAACGGCCTATGAAGCCATCTTTCATAGAATCACTATCAGAATGGTATTTAGAATATACGCAATGAAAATCAGAAGTCACACCACCGAGAAAAGCTGGATTGTCTACCTTATAACCAACAAAGTAAATGGGAAGGTGTATGTTGGTCAAACATCCTGTGGTTTGAAAAGGCGATGGGCACTCCATTGTTCCCCCTCGGCGGGAAACAAACATCTGTTGAACTCTATTCGTAAATATGGCCGTGATTCCTTTGAAATCAGCATTATCCACGGTCCGGGGCTTACCTTTGAAGAATCTAGCACCTTAGAGAAACGGGAAATATCTAAGAGGAAGTCAACCGACCACCAATTCGGATACAACCGAAGTACGGGGGGTGAAGGAGGTGCTAATGGTATGAGATTCCCCTCCGAAACTTACCCCAAAAGATTGGGTAGAAAATGCTCTGTCGAAACCATCAAAAAACTACGGGATGCTGCAATTGGCAGAAAGTGCTCACCCGAAACAAGAGTGAAATTGAGGCTGGCACTAAAGGGTAAGAAACCATCTGCTAAGGCTATAGAAAACTCCCGTAATGTGTGGATTGGAAGAAAGCACTCACCGGAATCGAAAAGAAAAATAGGGGCGGCACAAAGGGAAGTTAGGGAGGTAAAACCGAGAACACCTGAAACAATTACTAAACTGAAAGCGGCTTGGAAACGACGTAAATTAAAAAACCCAGAAATGGTGTTCCCGTTTCAAAAGGAAAAATAGTATGTATCTAACGGAGTTATGCCGAAGGTTGTGTACGCAGGATTTGTACCCATTTGTTCTACAAAACAAGAAAAAATTGATGTGGACCATCAAGTACTCCTTCACCATCGACTACATGCCAGATAGCGATGAAGTGGTTACCAGCAGAACCATGAAGGCTATATGGAAATACATCACCCGCTTCAAACGCCTTCCCGTGGGTCCGCAGGACGTTAAGGGGTACATCGTCACCAACCCCGACCACATCAAGGAGTTCTCTCGTGGGGGTGAGGATGGTGAAAAAGATGAAACCACGGAAACCCTGCAACAGCTTGATACCTTGACCACATGGAATCCCCCCACGGAATCCGTCCGGGGGCTGGAATCCCTCATGGTTCTGGAGAACGCCTTCTCCAAGGTCCGGGGAGCTTGGCACTCTGTCGCTGCTAACCAATACTCCAAAATTGCCAACGGTATGGACTCCTTCAAGTGGTTTGAGAAGGGGGAGAAAAAGGAAGAGCGGGGTCCCGCTCCTGCCATGCGTTGGCTGCGCATGAAGTGGTTGGAAGACTACACCGACGATACACCGCCTGTAGATGGATTCCTGCACCAAAACATGCAGGTAGTCCGGGAGGGTTTTGCCAACCTGATGAACGAGCAGAATGAGAACGGTCGGATGCTGCTTGGTCTGGACAACGTTGACAAGTGTGTGGTCATTGGCAAACAGACAGACAACCGCTTCATCGGCATCGTCGGGCAGGCAAACGATGGCAAAACCACACTTGCCAACTACATAGTCTACAACTGGTTACGCCAAGGATTCAACGGTCTATATGTTTCCACCGAGCACACGTCCAAGCGAATTTGGGACGTGATGACTTACTTGCATTCCTCTCACCCGGATTATGGTGAGCTTGTCCTCCCTCCCACCAAAGAATGGGAAAACCGGAACGTCACTTCGGAACACATCCGGCACATGCAGGATATCTGCTTCGACATCGAAAATGGAAGGAACCTGCCGGGAAAGCTCGAAGTCAAAGAGTTCCCCAATCGTGACTGGGATTCCATTGAAGACTGGCTCAAGCTCTATCACAGCAAGAACCACTATGACTTCCTGCTTTTGGACTACATCACCCGGCTGGAGATTCCCGGTGACCCCCGGTGGAAAGACCAAGGGATGAAGGAACTCATTCACCGCATCCAGAAGTTCACCCGCCAGTTTGACGAGAGCCGGGGCATCATCGTCATGAGTCCCGTGCAGATTACCAAGGAGTCCTACAAGGAAGCTATGAAGGGGGACTTCAAAGAGGGAATTGGGCACTACACACTGGATGCTATCCGCACATTTTCCGAACTGAAAGACGACATGGATGTCATCCTCACGGTGTGGTCGGACATCGAAATGAAGGCACCGGAACGCAACGAAATTGAAATTGGATGCGTAAAAAAGCGTGTCGGAGCACAACCTTTGGCGCAAATTGCGGTAATATCTCCTTGGACAGGTGCATTCGTCCGTAAGGGTGCCGCCGCCTCGGAACAACGTCCCCTGACCACGGAGTTGAAGCAGGTGATTCAGGAGGTAAGAAACATTGATTCCGAGATGGCTGATACACTTTAGATATATCAAAGTAACATATACTCAAGTTATTGATAGGAGGTTGTTTGGCTAAGTACTCCATCGAAGACTCAGTGCCCCCCATCATGCCCATAAATTGGGCGGATTGGGAGGGGGATTTACACGTTCAAAAGATGCGGAAAGACCGTCAGAAAGAGGCGGAGCTTATCTACTTTCGCCTGCTCCTCAAACAGTGGTATTTGGGCACCTTCCCAACTGATGCTTGGGAGCTAGCGCAACTCATCGGGGTTAGGTACCGGACGCTCACCCAGTGGTTGTACAAGTATGCCCACCTTTTCAGGTGCAACGACTGCAACGGAATCTTGTGGAACCCCAAATGGGGTCATAAGGTTAAGGACCATGTGGCAGTGAAAGGGCAGCGAACTGGCAGTAAGCTGGCACTGGTCCGGCAGTGTCTGGGCAGTTGTCTGGCAGCGAACTGGTACTGTACCTGCACTAAACTGGCAGTGAGCGGGTACAACTTGAAACTCCGAAACTATAGAAAAGACGTAACTTACTCACTTCCGCTCGGGACAACCGAATCTAATATAACCGAACCGAACCGAACCGAAGGGAAGCCGGAACGGCGGGTAGAACCAGAACCAAAACAAGAACCGGAAACGTCTGCCATTCCGGCTTCCCCCGTGGAAGAAGAAAACTGGAAATAGGAGATACATGGCGCAGCAACCGTTTGACCTTAGCAACACGTTCAAAGTTTTAGGGGAAGAGAAACCCGCTCCTCCTGCCTCCTCTTCTCCGGTGAATTCCTCTGCTTCCTCTCCGACGCAGAAATTCTCTCTCTCCGCTAAATGGAAAATATGGGTTGGGGATTGGAATGAGGACGATGATGAACCCATTCCGCAGAGAGAGATTTGGCGGGCTATCCACTGCTTGTTTAACCCCAACTTCAAGGGGTGTGACCAGTGGTACAAAGAGCAAGTTCTGACAGTTGGGTTTGTACGCCGGAACGGGCGGAGGATGGTGGAAGATACACCACCCGACTACAATCCCAAAGACCATCCGTGGGATATCCTGCATGTTCCTCAGCCGGATAAGCACTGCAAAAAGTGTTTGGGTATAGGCTGGAAAGATAGGCGAGACCCCAACAGTCTTGCTACCGATAGAGAGTTTTGTGATTGCTGGAAATAGCAGTATTATTCTATTCCGGGCCTTTGACCGGAACCCAAAAAAATATTTTTCATGACTACTTCAAACCCACTATTGACTTCAATTTCCCCACTCCTCGAAATCCCCATTGGTGCTGTGATTTTTTTGTGCCCGGAGAGGTTTGCAAGTAATTTTGCATTTTCACTACCGGACCCATAAACAGCCGCAAGTATGACCGCAGACGTTCCAAATCCCGACAGAAGGACCGCAGGCTAACTTACAGGAGAGTCCTATGACTTTGAAGAGTGGTGCTGTTACGCCGTTTCAAGAATATATCTATAAAAGTAGGTATGCCCGTTGGCTTCCTGAGAAGAGTCGTCGGGAAGACTGGTCTGAAACCGTTCACAGATACATCGAATTTATATCCAAGAGAATCCCCGCCGACGTTCGAGAAGAAACTTCAAAAGAGTTGGAAAATGCTATACTCAATCTGGAAGTCATGCCCTCCATGCGAGCCATGATGACCGCAGGAAAGGCGCTCGAAAAGGATGAAGTCGCCGCTTATAATTGCAGCTTTTTGGCTATTGATGACCCCCGTGCATTTGACGAAGCGATGTATATCAGTATGTGCGGTGTAGGCTTGGGTTTCTCCGTAGAGCGCCAATATGTAAATCAACTCCCCACCGTCGCCGAAAATTTCTATCCCGTTGAGACCATCATCAAAATTCGTGATTCCAAAATTGGCTGGGCTTCCGGTTTCCGCCAACTCATCGCTTTGCTCTACGGTGGTTCAATCCCGCAATGGGACCTCTCCTCCGTCCGCCCGGCTGGTATGCCGCTCAAGACCTTCGGCGGCAGGGCATCCGGGCCGGGACCGTTAGACCGCCTCTTCAAGTTCACTGTTCAGCTTTTCAAGAATGCAGCTGGGCGCAAGCTCACGTCTCTCGAATGCCACGACCTCATGTGCATGGTAGCCGACATCGTGGTTTCAGGTGGTGTGCGCCGGTCGGCAATGATATCCCTCTCCAATTTATCCGATGACCGGATGCGCAACGCCAAGAACGGTCAGTGGTGGATTGAAAATCCGCAACGGGCCTTAGCCAACAACTCCGCCGTCTACACCGAAAAACCAGAGATGGTCACCTTCATCCGGGAGTGGTTGTCACTTTGTGAGAGCCGGTCCGGGGAGCGGGGCATCTACAACCGGGATGCTGCCGTCAAGAAAGCCAAGTCCGTGGGTCGCCGTAAGTGGGAGGGGATTGAGTTTGGAATCAACCCGTGTGGCGAAATTATACTTAGAAGTAAGGGTCTATGTGTATCAAAACAAACCCCCTTAATTACAAAATTAGGGATTATAAAAATAGGTGAAAATGTTGGAAAGACTGTTTCGGTGTGGAATGGAAAGGGCTGGTCGGACGTTGTTATCCGCCAGACTGGTTCATTACAACAGCTATTGCGTGTTACTTTATCTGATGGTTCTTACTTGGATTGCACCCCTGACCACGGGTTCTCAGTAAAGACTAGATTTCAAAAAAATTGGAAACGGGTGGAAGCTAAAAACTTAATGAAGTATAGCAAATACCCCGTTCAGGTCGAACCTACAAAGATTGTTTCTTCAAAGGATGGAAACTGTATTAATCACGCTTATACCCTTGGTTTTTGCGTTGGTGACGGCAGTAGTAACGGGGATTCTAGTATTGTTACTGCTGACTTATATGGTCGTAAAGACCAGACCCTGCCCCTGGCAGGAAGTCGTGCGAAAGTACGCCGGAAACCGGGGTATAGTGTTGATAGTCAAAGAATCTCCTGCACAAAGTTTGTAGATGTCTCTTTAATGAAAGCCTTGAAAACAGATCATACGGCACTAGATAGGCTGTTCTTGTGGAATAAGAAATCGGTTTTAGAGTTTGTGGCTGGGTGGATGGATGCCGATGGCTCTGAGACTGGAACAGGAGGAGTGCGCTTGTATATATCCGGTGAGCTTCGTGCTCGAAAGATGCAACTTCTTTTGACTAAACAAGGGATACGTTCATTGGTAAATTTGTGTGAGTCGGCAGGAATTAAGACCAACTACGGGGTTCGTAGTGATGATTTGTGGTACCTTCAAATAACAGATTGCTCTAATATCCCCAGTCATAGAGTGAATACAAAGGGTGGGCATATCCCAAGGTTTAAGGGGAAATATCAGATTGTTCGCAGCGTTGTTCCACTGCCGGGACGGCATGATGTTTTCTGTTTCTCCGAACCTGAGAAACATATGGCTCTCTTTGCTAATGTTCTGACATATCAATGCAATCTCACCGAGGTTGTCTGCCGTCCGTCCGACGACGCCGTCAGCCTTGAACGTAAAATATGCCTTGCGGCGATTCTAGGCACCCTACAATCGACGTTAACGGAATTTAGGTACCTGCGTAAGGATTGGCAGCGAAACGCCGAGGAAGAGCGCTTATTGGGCGTTTCACTCTCGGGAATCATGGACAACCGGCTGCTCTCCACCAACAGCAAGGAGCTTGCTCCCCTTCTGGACCACCTCCGTCAACACGCTGTCGCCGTTAACGTGGAGTGGGCAGGGAAGCTGGGCATCACCCCCTCCGTCGCCGTTACCTGTGTCAAGCCGTCCGGCACGGTCAGCCAACTGGTCAACTGCTCGCCAGGCATCCATACGAGGTTTAGCGAATACCTCGTGCGGGCTATCCGGGAAGACCGTAAAAATCCCATTGGGGCATTCCTCAAGGCATGTGGAGTTCCCAATGAGCCAGATGTTACGAAACCCAACGATGTGGATGTGTTCTTCTTCCCCTTGGCTTCCCCCGAGGGGTCTATCACTCGGAACAAGCTGACGGCTATTGAACAGCTTGAACTCTACCTCACTTACCGGCAGCACTGGACCGAACACAACCCCAGTACGACCATCTATGTCCGGGACCACGAGTGGTTGGAAGTGGCTACATGGGTCTACAAGCACTTTGACCAAATCGGCGGGATAGCATTCCTTCCATTCACCAACCACATCTATAAGCAGGCTCCCTACACGGAGGTATCCGAAGTGGAGTATCGGGCGGCTAGTCTTAAGATGCCGGAAATAGACTGGTTAAAGCTTCCTGAATTTGAGAAAGATGACCACACCACGGCGATGAAGGAAGTTGCTTGCTCTGGAAACAGTTGCGATATATAATCCTGTAGTTTTGGTATTTGTGAACTATAGAAACCTTTATCAGAGGGGCCATGAAACAAGTATGTGGAGTTTACTGTATTTCTCTTGTTAATACAGAGCGCAACTATGTCGGGCAAGCCAAAGATGTTTTCAAACGTTGGAGGGAGCATCGGTGGGCTTTATCTAAGGGTGTGAATAAATCCAAAAGATTGCAAAGGGCGTGGAACAAATACGGTTCCGCTGCTTTTCTATTTAGGGTTTTGGAAGAATGTCCGTGCGACCCACTTGTGTTACTTACGAGAGAACAATATTGGATTGATGAACTTCAAGCCCACAAGAAAGGATTTAACTGTTCTCCGGTTGCTGGTTTGTCTACCTTGGGGGTTAAGTTTTCCGCTTCAACTAAGGCTAAGATATCAGAAAAAGCCAAAGGAAGGGTGATATCGGAAGAAACAAGAAGGAAAATTAGTGATGCCTTGAAGGGTCGATTATTTTCCTCAGAGCATAGGGCTCGATTATCGAAGGTAAGTACTCAAAGAATGCTTACCTCTCCTGATAGATTTATTATCGGAAAGTGGTCTCACAACCACCCTCGTTTTGGAAAGGACAACTCGTTTTATGGTAAGCATCACTCGGATGATGTAAAATTAATAATGTCAGAAAAACATCAAGGGAAAACAGCCTCTTCTGAGCTTTGTGCTTTACGCTCTAAAAATGCAACTGGGAAAAACAACCCCATGTTTGGAAGAAAACATTCAGAAGAGACTAAGGAAAAAATTAGGCAAGCCCGAATTTTACGGGTTACGAGTATTGTAAGACAGGAAAGCTGATTATTAAAGGATACACATGGAAACAATTCTTAAGTTCGTTCTGACTTTCGTGGATGGTACTACGGAGGTGCAGGAGTTGCCCGTCCCATCTGAACATGCTGAGGCTCTCGCCATGCAGGCGATTGTGCAGTATGCCAGTGTGGGTCTCCTCAAGAAGTTGGAGAAGGAGAATAAATTTGTGCTCATTGCGGCGAGTCAAATCGCCATGGTAGAGGTGGAGCTTCCTAAAGTCACCCTTGCCACAAGCCTTGATGCCAAAATAGCGGGGAACGCTGCCGATAATATCCGTAAAATCACCCTCGGCTAAGCCCCGTAGTAGAGTCCCCTATCGTACCCCGCCCCCCGATGGACGCTGCCGGAAATTAAAATTCCTTCGGCGTCCATCCCGCACGTGGTATACTGAGAGTGAAGGATTTTATGCGACAGGCGGAGTGTAACTGCCGGTATCCGGGGCCATGCTTCCCCCGCTCTAAGGATGAAGCTGTGGTGGACATTCAAAAAGTTGGACAGGATGGCACTGCCATACTTCTTCTGCATCACATCAAAGCAGGACCTTTCCCCATTCACAACATCCGCAGTGTTAAGACCAACCTGATTTTTTTTCTCAAAAGCAATCAGCAGAGGCACCGTAATTTGCGGGTTCTGAATCGGGGTCCAGCGAAGTATTACTCTTAGGTGAGTCTATGGTCGTGGAATTGCGTCAAATCGCACTGTACCCCGAATCGGGGAAGCTGTGTCGGCTCCCGTACCCCGGTCATCCGAAGGGCTGTCCATGTTACGGACATAAAGTAGGGTGCCCCCCTGAGTGCGTCCGGTTTGTTGATAAGATAGATACCTCCCAACCCGTTTACGCTATAATCAATGAATTCGACTTAGCAAACCATATGCGAAGGATGAAGTTGCGTCATCCGCAGTGGTCGGAACGGCAACTTCGGTGTTGCCTGTACTGGCAGACCGGGCCACGCAAGAAGCTCGCTGCCAAGGTTACGGCGTTTCTCGTGGAGCATGAGGATTATGTCGCTGATTTCTGTCCCGAGGCGGAGGGGGTGAATGTCACTCAGACTCTCCGATTATCTGGTATTAACTTAGAGTGGCCTCCGAGGAAAATAGCTCGGCAAGTCGCCTTCGTCGGCGTCCCAAAGGAGAAATAATGTCTTGTGTAGCAGCCGTGGTTGAAAAAGGAAAGGTTTGGATGGGCGCTGATTCTGCGGCCTCTGATGGTGAGGATATGGTGACTCTCACCAACAGGAAGGCATTCTTTAACGGACCCTACTTGATTGGAGCGGTGGGGTCGATGCGTATGACACAGCTTCTCCAATACAAGCTGGAACCCCCTGCTTACACGGACCCCAAGGTTCCCCTGATAAAGTTCATGGCAACCGAGTTTATTGAGGCGGTGCGCCGGACGTTCAATGTGGGCGGCTTCATGGCACAGCAGGATGAGCACAGCAGCACCGGGATATTTCTCGTGGCCTTTAGGGGACACATCTTCCGCTTCGAGGGAGACTTTCAGGTGTTTGAGAGGGTGGACGGCTTTGAGGCAATCGGCTGTGGAAGTCCTTACGCTCTTGGGGCGCTTAGCGTCACCCCTGACGACCCTGCTAAGCCCCGGCTGGAGAAAGCACTTATGGCGGCGACATATTTCAGCGCCCATGTGCGCAAGCCCCACCTGATACTGAATGAGGATGGCAAGGAAAATTGTTAAGGCAAATTATTTCCTTTAAAATCTTGAAATCTGTGGTATAATGTAAGTGGAAGGATTTGATTATGAAAAAATTTGTTGGCACTTATCGTGACCGTAGGGTTAAGATTGAGGCCATTAGTGCCGGGAAGGCCATCCTTACTGTCAGTAAGATTTTCGGTGTGAAGCCAACCAAGGTCAGCGTTCGTCAAATTTAAGTTTTGATGTTTTTGAACTACCGACAGTATTATATAGAAGCGAGATGAACATGAAAACGGTCATCACAAACCCGGTTGACACGATAGAAGCGGTCGCCGCAGTGTGTGAGGGAGGCGATACCTCGCCTTCGGGAGGGCTTGGATAGAAAATCCAAGCAAGGACCCCCGAAGGCGCTCGAAAGAGCGCCTTTTGTGTTTTAAGGAGACTTTTTACTCCGGTGAGTCGAGCGGCTAAGACACCTGCCTTACAAGCAGGTAAACTCGTGGGTTCGAGTCCCACCCGGAGTACCAAAATTAAATATGCCCCGGTAGCTTAGTGGCTTCAAAGCGCCACCTTCACACGATGGAGAACACAGGTTTGAGTCCTGTTCGGGGCACCAAGTTCTGGTTGACAGTAATGTCTACCAGATGTCAACGTATACGGCTAATCCGGCTGACGACCGGTGTTATCGGCGACTTACGTTAAGAGCCGCCCTGTTTTAAGCCTTGTGGCGGGTAACCGCAGCGGTCATAGACGACTGTAAATAGAAGGGCATCCAAGGCTGGCCTCTCCCGTTCGATTTGGGATACTGTGCTCATGGGTATGGTAAGCCAGCCCACAAGGCGAAAGATTTGCAGGGGTAGCACAATGGCAGTGCGGGACGTTGCCAACGTTCATACGGGAGTTCGATTCTCCTCCTCTGCTCCAAGTTTGTGGGGCCATCGTCTAATGGGAGGACTTCTGCCTTGCACGCAGAAAACCGGGGTTCGACCCCCCGTGGTTCCACCAAAGTTTAGGCATACTTAGACATCCCTCGGGATTGTCTTCCGTTGCCTTTATTTCGACCACAGAAAGTTGGAGTCTGGCTGTTGCAGTTTGGACAAGTTAAGCGGACGTTGTCTGGTTTACAGTTTCCAGCATCTCCATCAATGTGGTCTACGACTGGAATAAGGGGTTTGTTGCACCAAACGAGCAGCATACCGCAGATTTCACAGTTATTTCCTCTTTTTGAGATGAGGATTTTGCGGATGGTTTTTCGGTGCTTGACTCCCCCTAGTTCAAACTGTTCTAGGGCCTTTGCATGGAGGTAGTGCCCACGTCCTTTCGGTTCTGGTTTCGGTTTTTTTGGTCTCTTTGCGTTGCTTGCTTTTGCCGAACAAGAACTGGAGCAATATGTGTTATCAAACCGTTTGTTGTAGGGGATGGATGCTTCGCATACGGGGCAACGTTTAGGGCTGAGCATGTATTTAGCTTCATTTTTAGCAGTCCGGCTCTTGTTGCTGCATGCTAGCGAACAATAGATGTGGTTTGCTGGTGTATTACAGACTGGGCATTGATTCATAGTTGTTTTTTGGGCGGGATTGATGTCAATGGTAGCATGCCACGCTTCCAACGTGGTCGTACCGATTCGACTTCGGTATCCCGCTCCAACCTCCTATAAAAGGAGGTCGAAAGTCGGTTTTCGCTAAAGTTTAGGCGGGTATGGTATATTGGGTGTGCCCAACCTTCCCAAGGTTGTGAAACGGATTCGATTCCCATGTCCCGCTCCAAGATTGTAGTCACTCTAAGGGCTGTCGAAGCTGACGAGTGGCGAGGTTCTACCAGCAGGGTCCCTCAGTAAGGGGGACTGTGGTGGTTCCCCTGAAAAGGGACCCCGAGCAGTAGAACCTGCGGATGACTAGCTTAACCAGCCGGTTGTCCCGAATTTTGCGGGTGTAGCTTAATCAGAGCGGTGGTCCACCAGACCACGCCGTGTCCGGGCTTGATATCAAGTCAGGCATGTTGTACCGGCTGAACGCCGGTCGCCCGCTCCAGTTTGTGGGCCTGTAGCTCAGCGGGAGAGCGCTTGCTCGACAAGCAAGAGGTGGTAGGCTCGACCCCTACCGGGCGCACCAAAGTTTGGGACCGGAGCTTAAGCAGAACCTTCTGCCATCGGAAGAGCGTAGTGTTTACAACACTTGGGGGTGGGAATCCCTCCGGCTCCACCAAGAACGACGCTGGGTTCGTGCTCCAGAAGTGGGTGACACGACGCCAAGGAGAGGGGTTAACAGCCCGGAGAGTAGGACCAGCGTCATCAAGTTTTGGGTACGTCGCCTAATGGGATGGCACTTCCCTCGCACGGAAGAACGATTGCGGGTTCGACTCCCGCCGTATCCACCAAGTTTTTGAAAGTATATAGTCCATCCTTAGCGATGAAGTGTTCATCTTCATGGCAGGTGGGGCAAAGGATTTCAAGGTTTTCAGGTTTGTTGTTTTTTCGATTGCGGTCTATATGGTGAACCCGCAGAACTGGGGTAAAGCGGGCGTATCCACAACGATTGCATTTTTTTGGATGATGTTTGAATGCAATTTCTCGATACGCCGCTCCACCGTTAGTGTAATGGTCTGGTCTCATATCATGAAATGCCTCACCGGATAGGATAGACTGAGCGTGGTCTTTACATGCCCGTGAGCAAAAAAGCAGACCAGATTTTGATGCTTTAATTTGAGCGGGGCGTTTTTCAAAGCTAGTAAAGCAAAATGAGCATTTTACAGTAACTCTTGTTCTACTAGCAACCCCCGAGCACTCTCTTGAGCAGTATTGACCATTAGAGTGTTTGGGTAAGTAAAAAGGCCTTTTGCATGTGGGAAGTGTACAGTAATGAAGAAACAGCCTTCTTGGCTTCCCATCGTAGAGTGTAGATATTATTGATTCTTCGGGTGGATTTGATATGTCAGTATGCAAGTGTGATTACCTCCACCTATGTATTTGATAGTTGATTTTCACGGCCTGTTCGTCTATCGGCAGGACAGCAGATTCTCAATCTGTAAAGAGGGGTTCGATTCCCCTACGGGCTACCAAATTCATGGGGTCGTAGACAAGTGGCTTAAGTCGCCAGATTCTCAATCTGGAAACCGTGGGTTCAAATCCCATCGGCCCTGCCAAGTGGAGATGTTGTGGCAACGTTGACGCTGGACATAAACGAGGAAGCGAAGTTCAAGGCTTGGGAGAAAGAGCACAAGAAAAAGTGCAAACTCCGGCCCGGTACGTGTGGTGACCTTTACAGCTTCAACATCTGCCCAAGTGGTATTGGGGATTTTATCAGTGTTCACTGCCCGTGTGGAGCACAAGCAGACCTGACGGGAAGTTTGTAAAAGGCAAGACCATGAGCCTATGGATAACATCATTCACAAACTGCTGGTATACGAGCCAATTCGTATATTTGATGAGTTTAGCCACTGGATTGTGGTAGGATGGATGATTCTCCATACGTTGAGTTGGGCGATAGTGGAAGGATGCCGACTCTACTGGTCAACGAAAATAAAGATTAGGCGCATTTTCATACAAGATGTCGCCGAAGAGTAACGCACCTGTCGCCAAGTGGAAAGGCATAATTTGAACTACCAACCCCCTTTATAGGGGTTATGATGCTTATTTGCAAAAATTGCGGTGGGTATATTCCATCAAGGGTAAATGTTGATGGGAAAATAAAAAAGCTGAACGGTCGCAGGTATTGTTTATCCTGTAGCCCATTTAAGGGAAAGAAATTTAATTATGAAACTGACCGGGATGAGAATAGAAATTTCCACTGCCGCTTATGTGGTCAGAACACCGGTCCTCGCAGGCGTATGTGTAATACCTGTGTATCCCGCATTAGACGTTTTCGAGCTAAACGTACAGCCGTAAAGTGGCTTGGAGGAAAATGCAATCGGTGTGGATGGGTCGGAGACATTGCGGCTTTTGAGTTTCACCACCCCGGAGACAACAAAGAGTTCGATATTGGTACGGTTAGTAACAGAGCATGGGCAACGATAGTCAAAGAATTAAAAAAATGTGAATTACTCTGTTCCAACTGTCATCGTACCGAACATCATGGCATCCGTGATGAGAATTTCTTAAAAATAGCGGATGAATATGGTGGAAAAATTTATGTTTAGTGACTCGGATTCCGAATGGTTAGGAGGCGGTCTGCAAAACCGTTTAAGTGGGTTCGATTCCCATCCGGGTCTCCAGTTTAAGCACGGGTACCCAAGCGGCTTAAGGGACAGGTCCGCAAAACCTGCATTCATAGGTTCAAATCCTATCCCGTGCTCCAAGTGAGGTCATGGCTACCATTGACCACGTAGTGGGTGCGGGCAAAATGATGAGGCTGCTGCCCGCCTTTGTACTCCCAAACGTGGATACTTCGCAGCCTCAAACTTTATACCGTGGAAGACAAAGTCGTCGAGTCCTCTGGCTTTCAACCAGAGCATTAGCGGGTCCGAGTCCCGTCCACGGTACCAACTCTGGGGGATAGCACCGACGTGCAGGCAGGTCCTATAAACCTGTAGTTGCGGCTGATTACCGTGCTCGGCGGGGATTGACACCCCGGTCCCCTACCATTTTTTAAGAATCTCAGTATTAGTCCTTGGGAGCATATGATGAAAAAGGAAAAAATCAGGGATTACGAGGTTCAGGCAAAACTCACACTCTACACCAGTACCACTGTTTCGGCCCGGTCTTTAGAGGAAGCGACTGAAAAGTCAAAAAACCTTAAGGAGCAGGATTTCGTAGACTTCAACGGTGATTACATCGATGGTAATATGCGGATTACCGGAGTCTATGAGTCTGGGTTTGAACTATAAGTAATGTGACGGTTTGGGACACTCCGGTGGTTACATAAGGGACATGCCTTAGGGCACTACGCTCACACTGGGTAGCATATATGCGGTGTCCCGTTTAATGTGGGGGCGTTCTGGTTTCGACGGGAGCGCTCATTGCAGGAAGGCACGCCGGGAGGTTACCCTGCCCGTAACAAGGGTTAACAACGCAATTGCCACAGCGCAATATGCATTTGCTTAATCGCTAGATTAGGCACGCTTGCTCTGCTTTAGCCTGTCGGGTAGAGGCCAAGCGCCGATAGAGAGGCTGCGACCGGGGATGCAGCCGATATCCGGCGAGATAAAGGCTTGCACCGTGGTTCTGATATGCCTGTTTCAGCAGAGTCATGGCAAAGAGCAGTACGAAGCAGGATAAGCGTGTAGTCTTCTTGTTGTGACACTTTTCGGACCTGGGTTCAAATCCCAGCGCCTCCACCAAAAAATTTATGGCTTCCGCCAAATGTTCCAAATGCAAGCATCGTAAATACAAAAAGCCCTGCACCGTAAGGGTCAAGGTCAAGGGGTGGATGAAGAGTATCCCGCCCGGATGGCAACAGGATTATGAACCCTGCGGGTGCAAGGAGACGGTGTGAGTAATTGCGACCGCTGATATCCATTATGAGTTGCCACGCTCACCGTCGCTGGCAGCAGCAACTCAGGGAAACATGGTTGAGAGAGTGCCCGGTTGATTATCGGTTTTTCTTGGGTAGTCCCAAATTGGAAAATGCTGATGATGATGAGGTTTCGCTGAATGTTTCTGACACATACGGAGACCTCTCATCCAAGGTCCAAGCTGCATATCAATGGGTGATAATGTACAGCTATGACCACGTTTTTAAGTGTGATGTTGATACCTATGTTTGCACCCCTCGGTTACTCCGGTCGGGGTTTGAGCGGCATGACCATATAGGACAACGGGGTGTGGGGGAAAATAACCAACCCTACGGAGGCTCCGGGTACTGGCTCAGTAGGAAAGCGTTAGAGTTTCTTGCGTCAGCGCCCTGCTTAAAGGACACCCGTTGCTACAACGATGAGGATTGGTGGGTATGGGCAACGCTGTCATTTAATAGCGTTTGTCCCACAGAGCACGATGGTCGTTACAGTATGACGGAGGGAAGGGTCCCTCTCCCGGAAAACGACATCATCACTTACCACCCACACACACTTACCACCGAAGAACGTTTCATGGGCATTCAAATGGTCCACGAAAAGGCCAAGGAGATTAGATGAATTTGGTAGCACTATGTAGTGTGAGATGTAGTGTGAGATGTAAGGTGACGGCGTGAGCATCGGGAGCATGAGTTACTATCTTACTTTGAAGGCCCTTGACCCGGATGGGTCGAAGGGAATCTTCGCTCCTAATAATCCCAAGTTTGGAAAAGGTTTGTGGACTGGACAACTGCTGCCCCGCAAGGGGGAGAGGAAAGTCGGAGCTACACAGAGCACCGTGCGGGGTAACGCCCCGGCGCAGTAGCAATACTGCGACAATTAGAGCAACAGAGACGAGCCGGTTAAGTCCGGGTGAAACGGGCAATCTTCACGGGGAGCAATCTCGAATAGGAGGGGATGAACCTGCTCGGTTCGCTATAACCCTCGGGTTGAGAGCTTGACCCCCCTAGTAATAGGGGGGGCTAGATTGATGGTTGTCGCCTCGCAAGAGGAACAAAACTCCGCTTATAAGTCCACAAATAATTTAGTGATTTGACTACGGCAACCTTATTAGAGAGATTGCCATGAAACAAAGTAAGTCACAAAAGCGGTTGAATGCGGACTATACAAGACAGTTAGGTATGAGTCCGGGGTCAGCTACCCATAAGCTTACTCGAAACCTTCTTTTTAGGTACATCCAACAAAACCACGATGATGTTTGTTATCGCTGTGGTTCAAAGATTGAGACGTTAGCATCTTTTAGCATTGAACACAAAGAGCCTTGGCGTAATTCGGACCCGAATCTGTTTTGGGATTTAGAAAATATTTCGTTTGCCCATAAAAAATGCAATATTCAGGCAGCCCAACACATCGGAAAAAGAGTAATAGGTCCACCGGGAACAAGCTGGTGCTCAAATCACAAAATGTTTTTTCCTGTTGATAGGTTTTATAAAAACCGGTCAATGTGGAATGGGTTACACCGTCAGTGTAAAGAGTGTCATAAAAATTGGAAGAAGGCTTATAGGTCCACAAAATTTTCAGTATTATAGCTTGGTGCGTGATGCGAATCAGCGCTGCTTGACCACGGATTTACTCAGCAATGGGAGCCGAGCTAGTAACTCTTTTACCGGGGGCCGCAAGAAGAGTGCGGATAGTCGGCTCACTTCCAATTCCGCCGACGATAAAGATTGTAGGATGGTGAACAAGGCTACCCTATCGGGTCGAACCTTACTTTAGTTAGTAGTTGTGATTGGTCGTTTGTGGTCGCTGTTGTTGCGATTATTGATTAGGACCCACGACGCTGACTTGTTGGTCCCCGTCCAAATTCAAGGAGGCATATGAAATCCGATTCCGCATTTATCGCCGTAGTTTTAGACCGTTCCGGTTCCATGAGCATCGTCAAGGATGCGACCATCGACGGCTTCAACGAGTTCATCAATGGGCAGAAGCAGCAGCCCGGAGAAGCCCATCTCCTGTTGGTCCAATTCGACTCCATTGACCCCCATGAAATCGTTATCGACGCACCTTTGACGGACGTTCCAAATCTGACCAAGGACACCTTCTCCCCACGGGAGAACACTCCCCTGCATGACGCCATGGGGTGGACGATTATCGAGGTTGGCGAGCGGCTGGAAAAGATGCCGGAAGAGGAGCGCCCGGAGAAGGTCATCATCGTCATCCTCACGGATGGTCATGAGAACGCCAGCAAGGAATTCACGAAGGAAAATGTGGCGAACATGGTGAAGCACCAGACAGAGAAGTACAACTGGACCTTCATCTTCTTGGGAGCCAATCAGAACGCCGTTCTGACCGCCAAGGGATTCAACATTTCGGCGGATACTTCCATGAGCTACAACAACAACCCCTCCTCCACTCAGGAGGTATACCTTGCCGTAAGCGCCAACACCAGCGCCGTCCGGCGTGGTCTCAAGGCGTCGTTCACTTCCGCCCAACGGAAGGCGGCAAAACAGTAGCCTGTTTGTATAGACAGGCTACCGAATCCTTATATATGCGGGTGTAGTTCAGTCCGGTAGAACGCCAGCTTCCCAAGCTGGATGTCGTGGGTTCAAATCCCATCGCCCGCTCCAATATGCGTCACGTGGATACAATCCCCGACTGCCTCCTGCCTTTCATGACGCAAGAAAATTTCAATCTACTCGAAGCTACCCCGTGGTCAACCATTTTAGAGGAACGTAAGAGGCTCGCCGACGCTGGCAACTGGTATAGGCTGCAAGCAATAAACACCTACGTTTTTCAATATTATAAGGACGGGAATAGACATTAGATTTTAAGTATTTGGTATATGGAACCCCTAGTGGGGGGCAATATGCCAAATATAGATTGGATTGGTAGGGAATTTGGGCTTTGGAGAGTCTTATCCCAAGGTAAGCGGGATGGGTATTTGCTGTGCTTGTGTCAAGGATGTAATAATCAAAAAGAGGTTGGGAAACAGACTCTCAAGAGAGGGACATCTACAAAATGCTTACAATGTAGGTACCGTAGCCAAAGGGGAAAACAATACCCTTGGGGTCCTCCGCAGTCTTCTCTCTCTGTAGAGGAGATTTTTGTTAATAGACTCTTCTATCGGTACCGTCAACATGCAGAAGAACGGGGCCTTGAGTGGAAACTCACGAGAGAGGAGTTCTCCTCTATCATAAAGCGGGATTGTTACTGGGGCGGCTGTGCTCCGAAGATGAGGTTTATGCGCAAACACAAAAAGGATGTCAAGAGGGGTCGGGATGTTGGGATGATTGCAAATGGTATTGACAGGTTGGACAACTCACTGGGGTATACTTTGGACAACACGGTTCCATGTTGCAAGGAGCATAATACCATGAAGTCTTCTCTCCCCGCCAATAGGTTCTTGGAATTAGTGAAGTCAGTATACATGCTTCATTGCAGGGGGGTTGATGAAAGCTCAGCTTTTGAGTGATATCCATTCTGAATTTTATAAAAATCCCCTTGAGTTCCTAGACTCCTTGGAGTTTTCTCCTAACCTTGATTTCCTTTTACTTCCCGGAGACCTCGTGGTACCCTGCTCACAAGGTAAGGAAAAGACCAAACGGGTTGTAGATTACTTTGCTAGGAAGGCTCGCCACTGCATTTTTACTTGCGGAAACCATTGCTATTATTATGGTACTAAAGAAGCTGCCGAGGGAATCCTTATTTCCGTAATGCCTTCAAATTTCCACTGGTTAAGGAATTCTGTCGAGACGGTTGACGGAATTGGGTTTTTCGGTGGAGCAATGTGGTTTCCTGATGCCCCCCATAATAAGATGTATGAAGACCAATTAAGCGATTTTCTTGTTATTAGGGGATTTAAGGACTGGGTATACGAGGAAAATCATAAATTTATAGAAGCGGGCAAAAAATATATCACTGACAAGACCATTGTCCTTACCCATCACGTTCCCGCCTATAGTGTAGTTGCTCCAGTCTTTCAAGGCGATAATCTAAACCGATTTTTTGTTTGTGATATGACTCACCTTATTTTAAAGAGAAAGCCGCCCCTATGGGTTTATGGGCATACCCACCTCCCCGGAAATAGAATGATGGGGGAAACAAGGATTGTAGCAAACCCGTATGGATATCCTTTAGAAAGGAAAAATTTAGGGCCGTATCCTCCCGTTGTTTTTGAAATCTAGCGAAGCAGTATTATTACTCATGAACCCCGCCGTTGTAGCCGCCATCATCAAAAAATACGGAACTCACCTTGCCGGGGGTGAGTACGAGATTTTTGTTTCCCTCGCCGACGTGCAATCCATTCCGGTCGGCTCCGGGATGCGTGAGTACCAAGAACGGCCGCCGCAACGGGGTCGTCCTCCGCTTGTTTCAACGCCCGCAGGTTATCGACATCACCGCCACGGTGACCGACCTTGAAGGTAACCCCATCGTGAAAGCTCCCCCCGCTCCCCCGCCTGAACCGCCTCCTACCCCGGCCCCCGAGCCATTGTCAAAAGACCCAATCTTTCAGACACTTGTAGATGTTGCCTCCTCCGCTACTCCCCCACCCCAAGCCTAACCAGTAAGTTCCGTCTTTTCAGATTCTATTTAGAGGGAAAACTATGCGCAACCCACTGTTGTGTCCAAAGACGGCTATCTTGACTTCACCCAGTTATCTGGAGTCTCTCTATTCCCTCCTTTCGGGTGACCAAAGAAATGACCGGTCCGCTTATCTCGAAGCCCGTCAGCATCTTGGCTCCGCCATCAACACCGTATCGGCAAAGATTCCCCCCAAGAGTCGGTTGACCAGAGATATCCGCTTTGCTCGCTGGGATATGGAGACCGCTAACGCCTTCGCCAAATCGGGAGATTGGGGCGCAGCAGCAGATAGCCAGCTACACGCTGTCTGGAAACTCCAGAACGTCGTAGCGGCCCTCCAGCGCAGCAAAAAGGCATACGGGTATGATGTTTGTCTTACCGCTGACTCTCAACTTCCGCTGCTGGACGGAACAGAAATAGCCATAGTTGACCTTCTAGGAAAGGACCATTTCTGGGTTTATTCAATAAACGAGAAGGGAATGCTTAGACCCGGATACGGGCATGACGCCCGACTGGTTGAAAAAGATGCCCCCCTACTAGAAGTAAGGTTGGACAACGGTAAAACTATAAGGTGTACCTTTACCGAGAGATTTATGCTAAGAGGGGGAGGATACAAACGGGCAGCAGAACTTATCCCCGGAGATTCCTTGATGCCTCTCTACAGAGACTTGGCTCCGATTGCTTTTGAGGGTAATGAATATGAAAGGACATACGAGCCGGGTAGAGAATCGTGGAAGTTTACCCATCGTTTTGCGGAAGCTAGATGTCCAAAGGGGTATGTAAGACATCATAAAGATTTGAATCGCTTCAACAATTCCCCTGACAATCTCGCTGTTATAACTTGGGAAGAACATCAGAAATTGCATCAAGAGTTGGGAGTTCCAGTTACAGATAAAGGGCGGACGGCACGTAGCCGTAACATGTCCAAAATTAACTCTGACCGCAAGGGGAAACCACGTCCTTGGGCACACTTTCCTCATCCGTGGGTGAATAAAGAAGAAAAGGCCAATATTTTGGTGAAATACAGGGAGTTGTTGGGGGAAGAGGGGTTTGTTGTTGCCCAGAAGCACAGAAGTCAACTAGCTACCCACAAACGCTGGCACACAGACCGCCAGATAGTCTCTGCCACTTGTTTGCTTTGTGCCTCCGTTAATCATAAGGTGGTATCAGTCGCATCTGCTGGTACTGCTGATGTATATGATTTTATTGTTGATAAGTATCATAATTTCGCTTTGAGTGCCGGGGTTTTTGTACATAACAGTGGGCAAACACAGGGAGAAATTTTCAACGGCTCGGAGGCAATTGCCAACCGGGAAAACCAGAAGAATATTGACGACACGGCACAGCCGTTTGAGCAGCACCAGAATGTTAAAAATCCACTAAATCTAACAAGGGACTGGGAGGCGGAGAACGACTACCCCTCGCTCGCTGAAAAGAAGAGCAAGCGGATTCACTGGCCTCCCCGACTGAGATAATGCCAGCTATCAGAGTCATAGACCCGGTCAACCCCAACTCCGTTTTCACTATCGACGGCATCCTCGTCACGTATGTGAAGCCGTGGAATAATACCATCACCTATCAGTTTGGCAACGCCCTCACCTACAACGGCTCCTCGTGGATTTCGCTCCAGAACAACAACCGGGGCAACACCCCCTTCGTCGGCTCCACGTGGTGGGGTCTCATTGCCCAGAGTGTGACCGGCACGACCGGCCCTACGGGGCCGCTCGGTGCCACAGGACCGGGAAACTTTACAGGGTATACCGGCTACAGCGGCCCCAGCGGTTTCACGGGTTACACTGGTCCGGGCAATTTTACAGGATATTCGGGTCCGACCGGTTACACTGGAGATTCTGGGCCGACCGGACCTACCGGACCCGGCATAACCGGATATACAGGAACGACCGGACCTACTGGGCCGGGTAATTTTACCGGTTTCACGGGCTATACGGGGGACAGCGGCCCCACGGGTCCCGGCAACTTTACCGGATATTCGGGGTATACAGGACCGATTGGGCCAGCTGGGTATACCGGCTATACCGGTCCTGAAAGCACGGGGTACACAGGCTTTACAGGAGCCAGTGGATTCACCGGACCCACCGGACCGGGGAACTTCACGGGTTACACTGGTTACACGGGAACGAGCGGCTACACAGGTCCAACTGGACCCGGAAATTCCACAGGTTATACGGGATATTCGGGGGCTACAGGGCCTACCGGACCGGGCAATTTTACTGGGTCTACAGGCTACAGCGGATATACGGGAGCGACCGGTCCGGGCAATTTTACAGGTTACACAGGATACACGGGTTATACCGGAGTAACTGGTTACACTGGACCCAGTGTCACCGGATATACGGGCTATTCAGGATACACAGGTTACACAGGACCCGGTAATTTTACGGGTTACTCAGGTTACACCGGCTACACGGGACCGATTGGTTATACGGGTTACACAGGCTATACGGGACCTTCATCGGGAGCCATTGTTTTTGTTATTGACGGCAGAGGTTCGGTGCCTGCCACAGGGTCGTATGGGTATGTTCAAGTTCCCTACAACGCAACCATCACAGGTTGGACATTGCTCGCCAACGCCTCGGGCACAGCACAGATTACCATCAAGAAATGTACTTATGCAAGCTTCCCCACGACCGCCAGTATTGTAGCGTCTGCTCCTCCCAACTTAAGTGGGCCACAGCAGAATAATACCAGCACTGCGGTAGATACGTGGACAAGGACCCTGACGCTGGGGGATGTTTTAGAGTTTAACCTTGACGCCGCCGCAACCGTCAACCGACTGGCGCTGATGCTGGATATTACGAGGAGCTAATGGCGAACACGCTCATTTGCGGGTTCGAGATGGGGAGCACCAACGAAGGTCTTCCAAGTGGTGGAACTGCGACGGTTGAAGTCATTGCCGCCGCCCGCCGCACGGGAAACTATGGTCTGCATGTGAAAGCGGCAGCGGGTCAGACCGGATATTTGTACTTCTACCAAGAAACCGCTGTTGGTGTTTATGCTCAGTTTGTTCAGAGCTACCGATTTTACTTTCAGCTTTTGCACCTCCCCGGCACTACCGTTGTGTTTGCTCAGGTATATAACAGCGCAAACACCCAATCATATATTGGCATCAACCCAAGCGGCACCCTATATTGTCAAACGACTACAGGTAACACATCTGCCAACAGCACTCAGGCTCTTACGGTAGATGGCTTGTGGCATCTTATTTCTCTCAACGTTGGCTATAATGCGGGTGCAGGAGCGCAACTCTATGTGGACGGGGTTTTATGGGCTTCTATTGCCACGGGAACCCCTAATCCAACTTACAATACAGAATTCTCAGTAGGGCTTCAAGGCACAGACACTAACGGAGGTTTTGAAGCCTACTATGACGACATTCTGGTGGACAATGGTTCTGTGACCTTGGGGCCGGGCGGTGCGGTCTTGCTGCCACCGATTGCTGACTCCTCCGTGGGTACTTGGACAGCGGGGGCAGGCGGGGCAACCAATCTCTATAACGCCCTCAAGACCTCGCCGCCTGCGGGGCTTGCTGATGCCTCGGCCACCAACACCAGTCAAATTCACAATTCAAACGCCACGGGCAATCAGGATTACAAAGCGCAGTGTATGTCCTACCGAGCCGCAGGCGTAGCCTCCAACGCTACGATAAATGCCGTCATGGCTGTGGTGAATGATGGTACACCGACGACCTCTGCCCGTGCTGGTGGAGTGTGGATAGACTCGAACCCTGCACAAAGTGCAGGTGGGAAAAGCTTCGAGTATGGCTATAGTGGGGGATTGGGGGCAATTGGAACTTTCCCTACGGGATGGAATACGCATTACGGGCCGTGCATCCAATCCCCTAGTGTCACGCTTTCCACTGCTCCTGTTGTTGCGGTTCGTAAGACCGATGCGAATGCTCAGGTGGTTGACGTGGACTTTCTCGGCATCTACGTCGATTTCCAGAATGGCCCGTCGCAGCATGTGGTGATTTCGGGCTTGGAGATGGGGTCGCTATACGAAGCAAACTCCTACAGTGGGTCAGGAACCATTGAAGTCATACCCGCCGCTAAACGTACAGGCAATTATGGACTTCATGCTAAGGCTGCGGCAGGACAGACACCCTACATCACTTTTACATCCCTCGATGGAAACGGGTCAAATATCATCCAGTTGGGGAGTGCCCGCTTCTATATGAAGCTATTAAGTCTTCCCGGCACGACTCTTGCTATGTTTGGTGAATTCGGAAATATTAATAGCTGGATTATTGGTATCAATCCCACTGGAACGATTTTCGCTGGCTCATCGGCTGGAGGGGTATCGCCCAATAGCACTAATGCTCTCTCCGTAGACGGCCTCTGGCATTGTATCGCTGCTAATGTAGGCTATAACAACGGTCAGGGAATCCAACTCTACGTCGATGGGGTTCTGTGGACTAGCAAAAACACCTTTCCTTTTCTCAGTGGGTTATACAACCTTTGTTTAGGGTGTAGGACTGTTGACACCGTAGGCGGTTTTGAAGCTTATTTTGATGATTTACTTGTAGACAATGGGTCAGTCTTACTTGGTTTTGGGCAATCGGTTCTGCTTCTTCCTACGGCAGACTCCGCTATCGGTTCATGGACTACGGGTAATGGGGGAACGTCAAACTTATTCAATGCGGTCAAAACCATCCCTCCTGTGGGTGTGGCTGATGCTAGTGCTACCAATACCAGTCAAATTCACAATGTCAACGCTTCCGGTAACCAAGACTACAAAGCTACTTGTCAGACTTATTCTTCTGTGGGAATAGACGGCAGTTGTATCATCAATGGAGTTATGGGATTGACAAACTGGGGGGCGGGGGTCGCCGGGACAAAGGTCGTCTCGGTGTGGATAGACTCCAATCCACCGCAAATAGCGGGTGCTGTGACAGGGAGATACGGCGGGGGTGGAGGCATTGGCACCTTTCCATCCAATTGGGTAACCTACAATGGTGTGATCGCAGCTTTACCATCGCTTACGTTAACTTCTGGCCCCGTGGCGGCGGTGCGTAAAGTGACTTCCACTGTTTCTGCTGTTGATGTGGATTTCCTCGGTGTATATGTGGACTTCCTTCCCGGCACACCGGGTGTATCCAGCGCCTATTTCCTTGACTAGGCTTTACTAAGAAGAAATATAGAATAATCCAAAATTTCAGTATTATTACTTAGCATTACTATAGCCAGTTATACGTGGTTACATATAGCTACTTATGGTTATATGTAGTTGTGACCGGTTAAGGGAGAATCATGGGTGTAAAGTTTTCGGTCCGTTTTTTGTCATATTTGAACTATCTAAAACACTTGTAGGGAGATAGTTCAAATGTTTGTGTATTTAATATTTAATCGAATAAGCCTTAAGCTATACATCGGTAAGACCACGACATCCAACCTGGGTTTGTATCTAAAAAAGAAAATTAGAGACGCTCAAAGGGGAACTTATCCCGGTAGGTCACACCTCTTTTCTGCAATGGAAAAGTACCCATCTACAGCTTGGGGGATAATCCCGCTTATCTCAAATCTTACCACTAACGAGGAGCTTTGTTATTGGGAAACGGTTTTAATTAAAGCATTTAATACCCGTTGCCCGGAAGTTGGATACAATATCTGTAAAGGTGGAGAAGGATGGACAGGAAGACATTCCGAAGAATCACGAAGAAGGATTGGAGAAGCCACTAGGAATAGACCCGGTCCGTGGCATAATAGGCCAATGTCCAAAGAACATAGAAGGAAGCTAGGAGCAACCCATAAAGGTCATCCCAGTGGGATGTTGAATAAACACCACTCCGAGGAATCCCGCAAAAAGATGAGCAATGCCAAAAAGGGTAAACCCAGCCCTTGGAGGGGGAAACACTTTTCTGCCGAATCCCGTAAAAAGTTAAGTATTTCCCTTAAGGGGAAACCATGGACAGAAAGGCGGCGCAAGGCGCAGGAGTTGAAAAGGAGAGCAAGTGAGACCACCAAACTTTAGCGTTTGTTTGATTGCAAGAAACGAAGCTCCGAACCTCTGGAGAATCCACAAATCACTCAAAGAATTTCAGAAACGTGACGGCGAGGTGGTCCTCGTGGACACTGAGTCTACTGACAACACTCCGGCTGTAGCTCGTGCTTTAGGCTTCACTGTTTTCGAGGTGGGGGAGAAGTTTATCTTCACCATCCCGGAGAACCTTGCCAAGGCCATCAACACTCAGTTTGTCGTACCGCCCGAAGCTCCCATTGTCGCCGCTGGCGATAAGCTCTTTGATTATGCCGCCGCCCGCAATTATTCCGCTACCATGGCGAGCAACGATGTGGTATCCATGCCGGACTGCGATGAGCAATATACCCATCTGGATATCGACGCCATTGAACGCACCATTGACCAAGGGTTCCAGCAGATGGAATTTCACTTCATCTTCTCCCACTATCCCAACGGTCAACCCGCTGTTCAGTTCCGGCAATGCAAGATGTACGACCGGCGTATCATGCACTGGCAGGGCATCGTCCATGAGGTTCTGGCGGGAAACGCCAAGCGCACCTACCTACCGCCCAACGTGCTTCTCTTGGAACACTTCCAAGCCCCGCAGTCACACCGCACCCGGTATCTCGCCGGGCTGTCTCTCGATTGCTACCTCAATCAGGACAACGACCGTAACAGCCACTACCTCGGACGAGAGCTTATCTGGAACGGTCATCCCCGGTCAGCCATCAAAGAACTCACTCGGCATGTCAACATGAACCGTTGGCAACAGGAGCGGGGGCAGTCCATGATTTTCATCGGGGACGCCCACATGCAACTGGGGGAGGATGACAAGGGCATCGAATCTTGGCACAAAGCCATCCAAATAGATGATACCCGGCGTGAGCCGTGGCTTCGTCTGGCGGATTACTACTGGAAGAAGAACAATCCGCAGCGGGTAGCCTGCTATTGTATGGCTGCTTTGGAAATCCCACCTAACGATTGCTATTGTAACGTGGGAGCGCATTACACGTATGAGCCGCATGAAAAACTTTACTGGGCGCTCTGGTGGCTGGGCGACCGGGAGAGGTCGAAAGAACACTGGAGGAAGGCGTTCGCCTACGACCCGACTAACCCCAAGTATCTTGCCGACAAGCAGTTCTACGAGCCGACTAAATATGATTATCAAATGCCCGGAGGAGGTCAAGCCGCAGACGGCGGGGGAATCCAAGGATGGATGACCCACGGCGAGCTTGAATGGTTGTACCATCAGGCGCAACGGGAAGAAATCCAAACCATCCTCGAATTGGGTAGCTGGAAAGGCCGGTCCACCCATGCTTTGCTTTCCGGCTTGAACGGCAAGGGCCTGCTTACCGCCGTAGATACATGGAAAGGCTCGGTTGACCCCCGTGACCAAACCAACGCCATGGCAAAGCAGGAGGATGTCCTCGGCGAGTTCAAGAAAAACGTCGGGGAGTTCAAGAACCTCGAAATCTGTCAGATGGAGAGCGCAGCGGCAGCGGAGAAGTTCCGGGCCGAGGGACGCACGTTTGACATGGTGTTTATCGACGCCGGTCACACTTATGAGGAAGTCAAGAGAGATATCGAACTCTGGCGTCCACTTGCCAAGGTCATTCTATCCGGGCATGATTATACTAATGTTTGGGAAACCGTTAGAAAAGCAGTCGATGAGCACTGTGGGCGGACCTACCATGCCGAGAGCATTTGGTATTTGCCCGTTGAACCATTTCCACAAATCAAAGGTACTTATTTCAAATCCCACGCTGAGATGCAGGAGAAGATTGAGAAAGGTGAGCCATTCTCCTATGTCAAGTGGAATGACGGGGAACAGCAGTGTATCGAAGGCGTAGAGGGGGCAACGTGTGACGGGCAGGCGTATAGTTTCGAGCTTAACTTAGCACTTAGGAAAGCTTACAACTTTCTCACCACTCTCCAGAACGTATACATTAGCAACTGGAAAGAGTGGTTAGATGATAACCTCAATGACGGCGGTATACTTCTGCATAGGGAGAAGCGAGACCTCCAGCCCCTACACGATTTCTACAAGGCCATAAAGGAGAGCGGAGTACAGAAGTTCCTCATCGCCCCGGCGAAATTGCAGGGCGCTGCCGACATGCTCAACGCTGAACTTATTGAGGTTCCCGAGCATGATGCATGGAGCAAGTATAAGGAAATCAAGGATGCCATGCTATCCAAGGTTCATACCCATGGCATCTTTCTGTTCAGTTGCGGGCTGATAAGCAAGGTGCTCATCGCTGATGCCCTCACGGCGGAGAAGGACATTTGCTGTCTCGATACCGGCAGCAGCTTTGACCCTATTTTCCTCGGACAAACCCGGACTCTACAGGCTCCGCAAAGAGAGCTTCTGGACCTGTATGCCGACCTGCTCCCCGAGCAAAAGCAGTATATTCCCAAGAGCATTTTCACCATCTGGTTGTCAGAGAAAGAAGGCTTGCCGCCGCTCGTGGAGAAGTGTGTCAAGAGCCAGCAGATTCCCGGCTACGAACACAAGGTCTTGGGCCTAACCGATTGCCCCAAGGGTATCCCCTATCTGGATGCCGCACTAGCTGCCAAGAAGTGGGTCAAAGCAGCGGACTACCTGCGCATTTGGTGGTTGAAGGAGTACGGCGGCATCTATGTCGATTCTGACATGGAAATCCTGCCGGACAGGAACTTCAACCGTTTGCTTGGCAACTCGTTTTTCGTCTGCCGGGAAGACAACGGTTTTATCGCCAATAGTCTCATCGGGGCGAAGAGGGGTCATCCCATCCTTGCGGAACATCTCGCCGAAGTGGGGGCCAAGTTCAAGGGTGATGATGACTACATTTTCCAAGCAGCACAGGAAATCCTCACCCCGAGGATAAGCAGTGCAGCACCCTCAGACCTGACAGTCAAAACTCTTCCCGCTCATGTCTTCTGTCCCTATAACCACCAAAATGGGGAGATTGATGTACGGGATGACACCGTGGCTTTCCACCACTTTGCCAAAGCGTGGATTAAGGAAGACTACACTCGGGACTTCCTTCCCCGTGTCGCCGTCCTAATACCCTCGCTGGGACGCCCGGAGGGCCTCCAGAAGTGTTTGGAGTCCGTAGACCACCTCTACTACCCCAAGCACTTGATTAAGGCATTCGTGGACGAAGGCGAGGGCACGGTAAGCCAGAAGGTCAACCGGCTCGCCGCCGCCAACCCGGACTTTGACGCTTACGTGTATGCGGCCAATGATATGGAGTTCGACCCGTGGTGTGTGTACCGGGCAGTCAAAGAAGGTCAGGGCAACCCACCCAAGGCTCACCCCTTCGAGACCCCGCCGCATTATCCCTTCGTCAAGGGATTGGTATCCTTCAACGCCGGACCGGTGTACCCGGATGAGGGGAACATCTGCGAACATTTCCTCATCAGCCGGGACTTGTACTTGAAGCTGGGGGAAATTTTCTCCGAGAAGTTTCACCACGTTGGCGTGGATAACCTTCTGTGGGTAAAGGCCAAGAAGCTTGGTCAGGTACTTCACTCTGAAACGGCAAAGATAACCCACCACCATTTCAGCAAGACTCACGTGATGGATGCTATCTACGAGAAGGGTTGGTCACAGGTGGATTCCGACCGGGCTATCCTCGCTCAAGAACTCAAAAAATTGGAAGAAACTCCCACTGCAACGTAAAACCTGCCTATAGCCCTCTTAATTGAGGGCTAAGGCATGGCACTTGTCTGTGTATTCAATCCGGTTTCCAAACTCATCGACTCTGTAGAGGGACTCGTCGTCACCTTCGTAGGGACGTGGAGTATCAATGCCGTCTATCTTGGGGGCAATGTTGCCAGTTACGGCGGCTCCCTCTGGATATCCCTCCTTGACAACAACTCAGGAAATCAGCCCGACATTTCTCCCACATGGTGGGCGCAGTATGCCTCCTCCGGTGCCACGGGACCAACAGGACCCGGAAATTTTACAGGCTATACCGGACCTACCGGACCCAGCGGATACACAGGTTATACCGGCCCCGGTAATTTCACGGGTTACTCAGGGTACACGGGACCAAGCGGTTATACTGGACCCAGTGGATATACAGGCTACACTGGTCCCGGAAATTTTACTGGTTACTCTGGGTACACGGGATTTTCTGGTCCCACCGGTTACTCAGGATTCACCGGGTACACCGGCCCCGGTAATTTCACGGGTTATACCGGACCCATAGGTCCCTCTGGTTACACCGGTTACTCTGGCTACACCGGCCCGACCGGGCCGGGTAATTTCACGGGTTTCTCAGGATATACAGGATACACCGGTTATACCGGAGAAGCGGGAACGGCGGCGGCTACCGGAGCTACAGGTTACAGCGGGTATTCCGGCTACACCGGCCCCACGGGGCCGACTGGACCGGGCAATTTTACCGGTTACACCGGATACACTGGACCCAGCCACACAGGCTACACTGGTTACACAGGACCCACGGGTTCCACCGGGGCTACAGGTTACACAGGTTTTACAGGACCCGGTTCCTTTACAGGTTACACAGGTCCAACCGGCTATTTGGGCTACACTGGACCTTCCGGTTACTCGGGTTACACGGGATATACAGGGCCAGTCGGTCCTGTTGCTTATGGTGAGATGAGCATTCAAACGAATGCCACTGCCACAACCCTCACCACGCAAAACACTTGGTATCAAGTAGTCAACTGGACATTAGGCAGTCTTTTCCAGAACATGACGGGAAATACCTCGTCCCCCGCTACACTGACCTGCACCACCGGTCTAGCAGCCTTAACTTGCAGGGTACATTTTACCGGCAGCGTAACCGTCTCCGCTGGTTCTCAGACTTATCAACTGTCTGTATACAAAAATGGTTCTCAGTTGGTTGACCAGACAGTTAACATTACCTCCAACGGTGGTGGTG